GTATCATCCAGACTTCATTGAAATTCGCTCGACTCCTGAATTTATCGACTGGGCTGACCAACAGCCTAAGTGGGTTAAAAAGGCGTTGTACGATGAAAATGAAATCGATGTTCTTGGAGCTGCTCGTGCAGTAGACCTGTTCAAACTAGATCAGGCCAAGAAGAATACCAAAGCGACTCCCGCACCCGTCCGTGACACTCGTCGCGAGGACGCTACTGCGGTTCGCTCACCTCGTTCGGTCCCAGATATTACTCCTAAGAGTGGTTGGACTGAGTCAAAGGTCGAAGCTCTTTCGCGAAGAGAATACGACCATTTTGCTGACGAGATTGATGAAGCTATCCGCACTGGTAAGTTCGTTTACGATCTTTCTGCGGGAGCACGCTAATACGGAGCCTTCCCTCGGGAACTACCTCTATGAACTAAACATAGCATACAGATTTAAAGCAACCCAATGACATAGGCCTCGGGGAGATTAGCTCTCTCCCTGACACCCTATGAGACTTGGCCCTTTGAAGGTTTGCGATGGTTTCAATATTAAACCCCAATCAAATCTTTAAGGAATAAAATCATGGCATTTCAAAGTGCAGCCAATTGGCACAACCTTCCTAACGGTGTGTTTTCTCCGACGATCTTCTCGCGTAAGGCCCAGAAGGCTTTCCGTAAATCTTCGGTCGTAGAAGGCATCACCAACTCCGACTACTTTGGCGAAATCTCTGCCTATGGCGATAGCGTTCGTATTATCAAAGAGCCGGAAATCCTGATCCGTCAGTACGCCCGTGGTACTTCGCTCGTCCGTCAGGACCTCGTAGATGAAGACTTCTCCCTGATCGTTGACAAGGCTAACTACTTCATGTTCGGTATCGATGATATCGAAGAGAAGCAGTCCCATGTTGACTGGATGGATATGGCTACTGACCGTGCAGGTTATAAGCTCAAGGACGCATTCGACACTGAAGTTCTCGCATACATGGCTGGCTACAACGTCAACCTCGCTACGCGCGTATGGACTGTCAATACGACTCCGAACGGCACGCCTAACCAGTCGACTGCTGGTACCGATGAATGGCTTACGCGTAACAAACTTACCCGTGCAGACTTTGTCTCTGGCGGTGCTACGACTGACTCGATCGCTGTCGGTACTTCTGGCACGTATGATGCAACTCCTCTCCAGATCCTGAACCGTATGAACCGTAAGCTCGACGAGCTGAACGTTGATAAGGAAGGCCGTTGGGTAGTTGTTGATCCGATCTTTGTTGAAAAGCTGATGGATGAAAATTCCAAGCTCGTCAACAACGACTTCGGTGGTACTGGTCAGCATGGTGAAGGTCTCACGAATGGTCGTCTGTTGACGCAGAAGATCCGTGGGTTCCGTATCCATGAATCCAATAACCTGCCGTCCTTGGGCACTGGTCCGGGCACGATCGATACTAACGGTGATGCTACCAACTTCGGTGTCATCCTCGCTGGTCACGATTCTGCAGTAGCAACTGCTTCTCAGCTTCAGAAGTCCGAGAAGTTCCGTGATCCGGACTCTTTCGGTGATCTGGTTCGTGGTATGCAGCTCTATGGTCGTAAGATCCTTCGTTCGGAAGCTCTCGTCCGCGCTGTCTACAACATCAACGCCTAATTGTGGTCGGGACCCTTCGGGGTCCCTCCATGACTAAGCTCATCTAACTAAAGGAAAATGTAGATGGTTGACATTTCAAAAGCTCTTACTTCGGCTAGCCACGTCTCCAAGTTTGCACCCGATGCACGCTTGCCGTATATGGTAGAAGTTAATATTACTGCCGCACAGATGATTGCCGCTAAGGGTTCTGCTCTTGCTGCTGCTGACGTATTCGATCTCATCCGCGTACCTGCTGGTACTGTAGTACGTGGCGTCTGGGCAAAGAAGACTGCTGCCTTCACTGGTACCTCGACAGACCTTACGGTCAATATCGGTTACACCGGTGGCGACGTAGACATGTGGGTTGCTGGTTGGACGTTTGATGACGTCGCTGTTGGTACCTTCGGTATCAAGGGTGTCGGTAATGCCCTCGGCACACTCGGTACTATCGATACTTCAATCGACGGTGCTGCTTCGAAGATCTCGCTTGTTATTGCTACCCAGACGGGTACTTGGACTGGTGGTGCCTTTACTCTTTATGTAGAGTGCATTGATCTTTCGGACAGCCTTGTTGCTGGTACCGTAACTCTCGGTTCGTAATACTAAAAACTATGGGTGTGGGGACTTCGGTCCCCCACTCTTTCAACTTCTGGAGTTTAAACACCCATGGCAAATAATAGCAAAACTATCGCTGAGAGCATACACGAAGCTCAGGGCACTGGCCGTGAAGCTCAGTTCGTCGTGCGAAACCGTACATACGACTTCAATCACAAAGGTCTCCGTGCCCAGATTGGTGCACCCGAAGGACCTACTGTCGCTTTGATCGGTACTTCGATCACCGACCAGAATTCCAAGAATGTTCAGCCACCTTTGACTGGTCCCTCGCGTACTTGGTACACGGATGGCTACGCTACTTGGCTGAGGATTCTTTCTAATCAACGTATCAACCTCCCAGTCGATAATGACTTCGGTGTATCGGGTGACACGTTCCAAAATATTTATGACCGCCTCGACACGGCCTTTGCTGTCGAACCAGACTACCTCATCATTGAGGGTGGTTCAAATGACATCGGTTCCAAGACTTATGAAGAGCTTCGTGATATCTGGCTTAAGATCGTTCTTAAGGTTCATAACGAAGGTATCGTCCCCGTTATCCTCCCGATGCCTCCTCGTGCTGGCGCAGTTCTGACTGCCGCTCAGATTCGTACACAGCATCGCTTCTATGTCTTCCAGCGCGAGTACTGCCTCAAGAACCGTGGCTTCCTCTTCGTTGATTACTATGGCTACTGGCTCGACCAGACAAGCACGACTTCAGTACCTCTCGCTAACTACGTGAAGGCGGATAACCTCCATCCTATGGCTACTGGTGCTTACTATATGGGTAAGGCTATCTGGGAAGTTCTCCAGACTGCTCTACCGCTTCGTCAGTCCGTCGTAAATGCCTATGCAGACCTCTACAACGCAACGGACAACCCGACTGGTACTCTCCTATACAACACGACAAGTAATCGCTCTACGATGGCTGGTACCGGTGGTACCGAAACGGCTAACGCTTCCCTGACCTATACAGGTGGTGGTACTGGTGGTGGATTGGCTGCAGGTTGGACATTCCTTCGTGGTACTGCGACTTCTGTCTGCACCGTGACGAATACGAAAGAAAACCCACGTACAGACGCTGGACGTAACTCAGGTGAACGTCAGGTCGTCCAGATCGCTTCGGCAGGTTCTGGTGGTGCTGACGAAGTCTACAACCTTCGGTTCACTCCTGCCATTGCTGATGTCGCCGCTGGTGACTGGTACTATGCTGAGTGCACGATCGAAGTAACTGGTGCTCCGGTTAACGTCTCCGCTCTTGAACTCTACCTTCTTGAGACTCGTCCGAGCAACTCACAGACTGCCGTAGATCTAGGCTGGAACTCTGCTCTCTCCGGAGTACTTCCGACTGTGACTTGGTCCGGCACTCTTCGTACCCCTCCAATTCAGCGCTCTTCAGATGCTACTGCTCTTCAGGTCAACCTTCGTGCTCGATTGAGTGCTGCTGGTGGTGCTGCGAGTATTACATATAAGGTTGGTGACTTCGTAGTCCGTAAAGTAAATACAGACCTCCTCTAAAGGATATATTATGGCCGCTTTCGCAGGTGTTACATTTTCGCATTCTTCTAAACTGGACGAGACGGCAGCTATCCTTGTGGATAATGTGGAGCTCCAGTCTCAATTGATGACCGGTGTGCTGACGACTAATGTCCAGTCTACCATCACTGCTATTGACTCTACTCAGGTTTGCCGTGTCACCGTCTATGGTGCTAATGTCTGGGTCAAAGTTGGCAACAACCCGGTTGCTGCTGCAGGTACAGGCTTCTTAGTCCTTGCAGGTACGACTGAATACTTCGCTTTGAATAAGTCTGATAAAGTCGCTATTTTCGAAGTAGCTTAAGGAGATACTATGTTTGGTGTAGGCTTCGGCATTACTAAAGTCACTTCTAGGAGCGGAGTCGTCTCTGACTCCAATCTCATGTCAGGCAGCTGGATTGCCGGAGCCTCTACTACACTAACTATCACTGGTGGTCAGGCAAGGGCAGTTGCCCAGTCTGGGGGCGTCAATCCCCGGATCTACAAAGTGATCAATACTACTATCGGTCATACATATCGTGCAGTCGGGACCATTACGGCTCAGGCTGGTCAGACTGAATTCTTCCGTGTCTCCGAGAATAATACTCTTAATGCTCCATTGGCTCTTGAAGTCTCTACGACGACAACTGCATTTGTCAATGCCACATTTGTGGCGACTAAGTCTGTCTACTACGTAGGCATCGTACAGGTTGTTGACACTATCGGTGAGTTTGGATCTATCGATGATAACTTTCTGATCCGCGATGAAGCTGCTGTCTCTAGCATGTACTTCGACTCTGTCTCTGGTAATAACTCTAACGATGGTCGTACTGCACTGACTCCTAAGCAGACTATCGCATCTCAGCCTGTGATCTTTAACAACACTCGTATATTTCTCAAAAGAAATAGTTACTGGCGTGAGGAGCTCAACTCTGTGTCTGCTACTGGTGTAGCAGTTCAGGCTTATGGCTCTGGTACTCTACCAGTCCTTGATGCTTCGAATATAACAGCCAACTCTGGTTGGGTACAAGAAGGTGGTGGTAACACAAGCTGCTACACCAAGACTCTTTCTCACACAGGTGCTGCTGGCCTCTATATGTCACTCTGGATAGATAATGTTCGTCCTAAGTGGTACGCCACGATTGCTGAGTGTCAGGCTAATCCCGGATCATTCACGGTAGGCCTCTCAACTGGTACAAGTAACGTCTTTACAGTCCATCCCTTCGGATCTACCAACCCGAATACAGATGGTAAGGTCTACGAGTACTCTGCGAGAAACTATGGTTGTGTAACCGGAGGCAACTCTCAGGTCACTGCTATTCGGACGAAGAAGCAAATCCACAACAATGGCTCAGGTTCTTTTGGCATCAATAATATTGTTAGTGACTGCGTCTTTGAGGATGGCGTCAAGCATAACGCATATGGATCTCCGGGTACGACATTTAATAACTGTATTGCTTGGAAGTGTGATTGGCCTAAACGTGATGGCTGGATCGGTATCGTTCTCCACAGCACTGTAGCTACGGGTAAGACTGGTACACTCCGAGGCTGTATGTCTCGTATCGGTATTCCACAGCGTGACTATGGTATTGCGCAGGGACAGGCTACTACGGCCTTCTATGCCCACACGGCAGGTGCTTCGACCGATGACAACTGGGATACGATCAATTATTTTGATTGCTCATCCTCTGGTGCTGAGTCTGCATTCTCGGTAGGTGATACAAACATCCTCAATGTCGAACGATGCTTCTCTGAAGATGCTGGATCTCCATTCAGCCTATTCGCCCAGAACAACAACCTCATAGATGGTTGGGCTACAAACCCTGCTGGACGTCAGATACAACGTCTCGTTTCTATCTCTTCGACATCTGGCGCTAATACCGTTATCGATGGTCTTCGTTTCTATACGACACTGGCTAACGATGGTGACATCTACACGACAGCCAATGGTGGTACCCTCAACATGGGTAACTCTGCTATCGTTCGTGGACCGGGCAATGGTTCACCACATTATCTTTTTCGTTCAGAAGGGGATAAGGTTGTCAATCTAGGTGGTAACATCTTCCACTTTGACGTCTCTAATGGTGGTGCATACTTGACCTCTAAGAATAACTCACTGTGGAATAATAACGTCATCACAGGAACTGATCAAGGAAATTTCATTATCAACACTGTTGAGTATGAGACCTATCCGCTCTTCGTAACTGGTGTACCGGCCCTTGCTCTGGGAACTTACCTAGACACAAACCCACAGATGGTTAATCCAGCTAATGGTGACTTCCATGTCATCCCGGGAACACAGTCCTCCCTGATCAACGCCGGTTGCTTGCGCTTCCCGAACTACACTACCGTCCCATCTGATGCAGCTATAGGAGCTATGTAATGACTACATATATGGATATCGTTAATAAGCTCTGCCGTCGTGTCAATGAAGTTCAGTTGACAGTGGATAACTTTGCTACTGTTATCGGCGTACAGGCTGCTATGAAAGATGGTATAATCGATACTCTCGATCAAATTTTTCAGAATAAATATAAGTGGCCCTTCCTTGCTCAGGAGAGTTCACAGCTTCTCGTTCCCGGTCAGATGGAGTACGATCTTCCTACGGGCTTCCTTTCTATGGACTGGAAGTCCTTTCAGCTTCAAGCTGATGCGACTCTAGGTATACGTTCTAAGTACCTCCGTCAGATCGAAAGAGAAGAGTGGTACGAATATGTACGTGACCTAGATACCGATGCGATTATCTATGCCCCAGTCCCACCGGGTCCGGGTCGTAATATGCCGACTGGTGTCTTCTCTGGTCATGGTATGAAGTTCGGTATCTTCCCTAATCCGGATCGTGCCTATACTGTTAAGTATCGCTGGTTTAAAAATCCAGATCGCCCGGTCCTCTTTAGTGACCCCATAACCATCCCTCAGGAATATGAATACGTCCTGATTCAAGGTGGCTTAATGCATATGTATCTTTTCTACGACAATAACGAACGCTCTACGATTGCTGAGAAGCGTCGTGATGATGGTATCTCTGATATGGTCAATACACTTTTGGGCAACAATGTCGAACACGTATATGCCGGGCAGGTAAACGGCGTCAACTCATATTAAGGATCAAAAATGTCCACAGATCAAATTTCATCCTTCCGAGTCATTTGTGAAGGTGGGCTCAATACTAACGAGAGTACTCTCATTCTCTCTCAGGAAGCTCCGGGGTCTGCCACTAAGTTGCAAAACTATGAGTCTGCTATCTCTGGTGGTTATCGAAGGATCAATGGTTATCGGGCATATGATGAGACTTATCAAGAAGTAGGTCCGGGAGTTGGTACAGGTAAAGTCCTCTGGTGTGCATCGTTCTTCAATGATGTTACCTCTCAGGATGAAATCTATGCCGCTCGGGCTCTTCTTGCTGACAATACTAAGTATGGTATCTTCCGACTCGATGCCGGTTCAGGTTGGACTCAAGTTACATTACCTGCGATTCGGAACATGACTGGAACTTATTCCACAGTGAACCGTCTTCGTCACGTCGAATTCAACTTCGGTTCTAATCAGAATATGATTATTGTCGATGGTGTCAATTACGCTTTGTGGTTCGACGGTACTACTTGGAGAGAAATCAAGAGCACCAACACAGGTGCTTCTTCCGCATCTCCCGGGGGCAATCAGGTTGTCAATGCTCCTAATTACATCGCTATCTTTAAGGGCACAGTCTTCCTAGCTGGAGACCTTACCCCTACAGGACGCGCTCGTATAGCTTATTCCTCTCCTCTTGTACCTTATGACTGGACTGCCGCCAACGGTGGTGGACAGTTGTTTCCGACCTTCGATGCAGTCAATATCGCCCCATGGCGGGATGAGTTGTATATCTTCGGTGATCGGAGAATTCGCAAAGCAATTGCTGATCTAGCTTCTGGCTTCGTAGTGCAGGATGTCACTGACGACCTCGGATGTATCGCCCCTGACTCTGTACTTGAGATTGGCTCTAACCTTATCTTTTTAAGTCACGATGGACTTCGTCCAGTGGCTGGTACTGATAAACTCAACGACGTAGACCTTGGACTCCTGACGCAGAATGTCCAACCCCTGATGGATGACATTATTGGTAACGTAGATCTTCAGGCGATTACTGGTGTAGTCATCAAGAAGAAGACACAGTTCAGATACTTCTGGGGTTCAGATGCTGTCCTAGCTTCTGAATCTCGTGGAATGCTTGGGGCTGTCAGGACTAACAAGAGGACAGGACGTTCTTGGGAGTTCGGTGAACTCTATGGTATAAGGACCTCTTGCGTCTGGTCTGGTCTCTCCGAAGGCCGAGAGCTTATTCTGCATGGTGACTTTGATGGTCGTCTATTCCGTCAGGAGTCAGGTTCCTCTTTCGATGGACGAGATATCCTTTCGATCTATAGTACTCCATTCCTAGACATCGGTGCTACTGACGTCCGTAAGCTTCTCCGCGAGATTAACGTCTTCATGGATGCTGAAGGTACAGCCACGATGTTTCTCGGTCTTAACTTTGACTGGGATCTCGGTGAGACTGTAACACCTTCTAACTACCTAGGATCTGTTGCTTCTGGTAACACCTTCTGGGACAGCGGAGCACTCTGGGATGCTAGTACAAGTATCTATGGAGCTTCTCAACGTACGATCATCCAGACTAAACTACAAGGCTCCTGCTTCTCTGTGAAGTTCAGCTTCGTTAATGAATCAGACGATCAACCATTTATTATCCAAGGGTTTATTCCCGAATACTCTGAAAAAGGACGCAATTAATGACTGGATATACAAGGCAATCTACAGCCGATATTGCTGCCGGTGAAGTCGTCCGTGCTGCTCCTGTTAACGCTGAGTTCAACAAACTCGAACAGGCATTCAACGGTGGTACTGGACATAGTCATGATGGTACCACAGGTAATAGCCCCAGAATCGTTCTTACGACTTCAGTCTCTGGTGTTCTCCCGTTTGCTAATGGTGGCACGGGAGCCACTACTCAGGCTGGAGCTCAAGCAGCTCTTGGTCTCGTACCGGGGACTGATGTTCAGGCGTATGATCCGGATCTTGCTTCTATAGCTTCGTTGACAGCCATTGGCTTCTTCTGCCACAGTGCTGCGAACACTTCGATCATCCGCTCCCTTCAGGGCACGGCTAACGAGATTACGATTACGAATGGTACAGGTGCTGGTGGTAATCCTACCTTCTCGCTTCCGACATCCATGACCATGACTGGGAAGACCCTGACTGGTGGTACTTACGACAACGCACTCTATAACAATCCGACAATCAATAACATCATAATCAACTCAGGTACTATCGCCGGTACTCATACTGGTGACGGTGCTGGATTGACAAACCTAAACGCCGCCAATATTGCTACAGGATCTATTACTGC